GGGATGTGGGGATCGTAAAAATCCGCAATGGCTGGGGTGACGTAATCGCCCTGGCCCCCTTGCCGGGGTTGTATACGCGTCGTCGTAAAACGGGGGAATTTGCTGTGCTGCAACAGGGTGAGCCGCTGATTTATCCGCCGGAAGACGTGGTTTTTCTGCGTATGTATGACCCGCAGCAGCATATTTACGGCCTGCCGGACTATATCGGCGGCATTCACTCCGCGCTGCTTAACAGTGAGGCGGTGATTTTCCGCCGCCGCTACTATCATAACGGCGCTCATACGGGCGGCATCCTCTATACATCTGACCCCAGCATGACCGACGAACTGGAGGAAGAGATTGAACGCCAGCTGCGTGACAGCAAAGGGATCGGTAACTTCTCCACGATTCTGGTGAATATTCCGAACGGACAAAAAGACGGGGTGCAGTTTATTCAGATGGGCGACATTTCTGCCAATGATGAATTTGCGAGCGTGAAAAATATCAGTGCTCAGGATGTGCTGAATGCGCATCGCTTCCCGGCAGGTCTGGCCGGGCAAATCGCACAGAATGCTGCCGGACTGGGCGACCCGGAGAAGGCAGAGCGCATTTACAAAAAAAGCGAAGTGCTACCCCTCCAGCGCCGCTTTATGGAGGCCATAAGCGCCGACCCGGAAATCCCGGAATATCTGCACCTTAACTTTGCTTTCCCACAACAAACAGACGGTGCGGCATGAGCAAAAAAAGGTTAAAATCCAGGCATTATTTAACAGCCGAAGAGTGGAATATGAGAGTCCTGAAGATTGAATGCCCGGAGTGCGGCTCAAAGGCTGTGATTCGCAAAACGAACCGGAAGCATCGCAAGATTGCGGATATTTACTGCGCCTGTGCTGATGTAGAGTGTGGGCACACTTTTGTTATGAATTTGACGTTTTCCCACACTCTTAGCCCCAGTGCTAAGACGGGTGATGTTTTAGTGCAAACGTTGCTTCAAAACTTGTCACCCGATCAGAAACAAATGGCTTTAGATTTACTGAAAGCCGCCCCGGCTATCTGAATCGCCCCCGTTAAGGGGGTGCTTTTTTTCGTACTCGTTCAACCTTTCACCAAGCTCTTTCGTCATTTCGCCCAACCATGCTAACGCAACATCCTTTTCATCCTCGGTGCATTCTGCTGTAGCCATTAACTTTGCAACCAGGGCGATCCGCCGAAAGGTAATGGGTTCAAAAAACAAGTCCTGCACAGTATCCTCCAACGCAAACAACTGTATATAAAAACAGTATACAGAAATGTAAGATATTTGAAATAAATTTAGCCTTATTGCATTTTTTTAATATTACATATCACTAACTTACGAGGGATTATTGCCACCCCGGCCATTGTTCATCTTCTGGCTTAGTTCGCCTCTCATTGAGATCACCTGCGCTATAGAAAAGCGCTGAACTGCCAAAATTAAGCCCCCCACCCCTCTCTAAAACAGCAATTTCCTCATCTGTTCCGGCATAACCACGCTGGTTAAGAAGAACTTTTAACCGTCTGCGGATTCCACCCTCGGTACAGTTATTGACAGAACTCCAAGGGGCGGCGCTGCCGCCAGAAAACCCCGCCTCCGCTGACGCTTCGGCCAACTTCGCAACCTTCTGCCATTTGACGAGACGTGTGCAAACTTCAGAGTCAGGAATAAGAGGTGAGTAAACCCCCTGAACACGCTGCACATCTTCTGCGTACTCGTTCCCCT